ATCAATATCTTCTGATGAATGCCCATCTAACCAGTTCCATTCTTCTGGTAACTCTCCTATATAGTCATTAAAATTAAGCATAACTCCGGCATCTTGTTTTTCTTGGGCATAGTTTTCAATCCACATCAACCTATGCAACCATCTACCAGTTTTTGTACTAACATCATCTACGGTTAGATATTTGTGTGCCTCATGCTCACAGTTGAATAACATTACTGATGACCAATTTTTGCGATTGTATTGATACTGTTCGTTCCCATACATTTTGTGAGTTTCATCACTTGCCTGGGTATGATTATGTTTAACACAATACAATGCATATTTTGGATCATTGTACTTTTCAAATAACTCTAGTGGATCACTTCTAAAATACATATCACAATCCATAAACAATGCCCATCCTTCTAATCTATGTAAGAATGGAGTTAGGAATCGTGAAAAGGAAAAATCAGTTGCAAAAGGTCGCCCATCTGCTTCATCACGATGTTGAATTTCTTCAGGTGTATTACCACTTGGTAGCCTACTACTGCCAAGTTGCCATGCTCGTCTGTATAAACCAATTTGTCTTAACAAATGCTGTTTAATAGGATAAACATTTAATGGTCCTGATGCATGTTTTAATGCTGTATACTTTAATATTTCATATGGTTCGTCTTCTCTAGGGTCATACCCAACATAAATTGTAGGTATACTTTGATTCTCACTTATCATTTTTTATTTCCTCACAAAAGAAGGGGAAGACAACCATCAGTGATGGCTATCTCCCCACGTTGTTATTTAAATTCTATGAATTTTGGCCTCTTATCTTCTGGAATAAATTGATTTAATTTAATAATAATCATTCCATCTTCAAAGGAAGCTTCAGTAACTTCAATCTTGTCAGAAAGATAAAAAGTTTTACTAAAGGATCTGTTCGCAATTCCTTTATGGAGAACAGTCTCCTCTTCATCTTTACTGCTATTGTTTCCACTGATAGATAACTCTAGTTCTTTTTGAACTATGCTTACATCTTCTTTCTTAAATCCAGCAACTGCAAGTTCTAGCCGGTATTCATTCTCCGATTCCTTGATAAGATTGTGAGGAGGATAGGTTTGAGAACCTATTTCCGATGCCTCCACAATAGTCCTAAATATTTTATCATAGCCAAGTGACCATCTTTGAAAATTATTAAGAGCGGTTTGAGGGGAGTCTAAAAATCCCCAACCATCTTCAAGTGTTACATTCATGATATATCTCCTTTCAAGCAAGATATTATAGAACCCACCATTGGCATTCTATATATATATTATACTATATTTTTATAACCCTGTCAAGTACTTTATTAAATATTATTCACATTCTTTTTTGCCGGTACTAGGATCAATAAAACAAGCTGCACCTTCCTGTTCTTCTATATTATTAAGAATACCATAGCGTTTACCCGCTGCCCTGAAGGTTGTAACTCCTTTAAGTTTACCCTTCCATGCCTTGATATAAACATCTTTGAACTCTTCAAAGGTTACATTATCTCCCACATTGATAGTCTTACTAACAGCGGAATCAACATAAGACTGAACAGCTATCTGCATAATCAGATGATCATCAACAGTAAGATCACCAGATACCTCACATTCAATATTATGATTTTGATAAACATAATCCTGCATTTTAATTATGATAGTACCCTCCTCAGTCTGCACTGTGCGGTCATACTCTAATGCAAACACAGGTTCAATACCTGAACTAATATTATCGGCGGTAAAACTAATAGTGCCGGTAGGGGCAATAGAAATAAGATGGCTGTTCCTGATACCACACTGGCATATCTTATTCTGTAAATCTTTGGGTAGCCATTTAATAAATTCACTTTCTAGGTAGTTGGGTTTAAAGAATGGGAAGCTTCCTTTCTCAGTAGCTAGATCAGCACTGGCACTGTAAGCCTCATAAGTTAATATCCTCATAACCTTGCGAGTAAACCTAACTGCTTCAGGAGAACCATATCTAAGACCCATCAAGGTTAAAATATTGGCAAGGCCGGTGATACCCAAACCTATCCTGCGTTTTCTCTTGGCTTCTTTCTCTTGTTCGATAAGCGGGTACTCAGTATTTTCAATAACATTATCCATAGCCCTCACCACATGGGGGATATCTTCTTTAAGTTGATTAAAGTTAAAACTATAGGGTAGACTGTCGCCTGTTGTATATTTGGTAAGATTAAAAGAGCCAAGCAGACAGGCTCCAAAGGGTGGTAGTGGTTGTTCCCCGCAAGGATTGGTTGCCTCCACAGTCTCACAGTAATGAAGGTTATTGTTTTCATTAATGCGATCTATGAACAGAACTCCTGGCTCTGCCCAGTCCCAATTGTTACGCATGATTTCATCCCATAGTCTGGAGGCATCTATCTCACCATAGTTCTGTCCTTTAAAACGTAACATAAAGGGATTGTTCTTAGACACAGCTTCCATAAACTCATCAGTTACACCCACAGAAATATTAAAGTTAGTTAGTTGATTGTCGTTTTTCTTGGCTCGTATGAACTCCTCTATATCAGGATGGTCCACACGCAGAACGCCCATCATTGCGCCTCTTCTGTGTCCCGCCGAAAGAATTGTGTGACAGACAGTATCATAAATTCGCATGAAAGAAATAGGACCGCTGGCAGAACTATCAAGAGACACAATGCGATCACCAGAAGGGCGAATACGACTGAAATCATAGCCAATACCGCCTCCTCTACGCATTGTTTCAGCAGCTTCAGAGGCTCTTTGCATGATCGAATCCATAGAGTCTTCAATGATCCCACTAACGAAACAGTTGTATGCTGTAACGTTCCTTGGCGATCCCATAGCCGACTGCACTCTACCTGCCGCCATAAATCTTTGATTGAGGATAATATCTTTATAGGCTTTTCTGTGTTCATCGTTGTCTCCCATTGCTGCCGCTTCCCTAGCCTTGGATTCTTCAAAGCTTTCATTAGGTAATCTGTATTTCATAGCATGTAATGCTTCACATGCAGGTACTCTAGGTCCATACTCAACCATAGCTACACTACTTCCTTTCATCTAAAAGATCAGAGAATAGTTGGGGTTCTTCACCGTTATATTCCAACTGAAGAATTAGCTCTGCATAATGTATAACTTTTTCTATATCTCTTTTACCTTCTCCTTTTGTTTTGTGTCGGGTAATATACTTAATAATATTTCCTTCAAAGTAACTTAAACCATTGGCATGGATGTATTCTACTGGTTGGATACTACAGCTTTTGTAGTGTGATCCACCAACTTGTTTGTTGAGTGGTCTAGTAGATGAGTGAACTAACGACTTTTCTTCTTGCATCTTCAGGCTCTCCTAAGTTAATAACTTTTAAAGCAAATTTTCTAATCTTCATTGGTTCAAAGCCAGCATAATCACAGATGGTTTCAAAGTCTCGACAAGAACAGAAGAACCATGAATGGGCCTCCTCCCTTATCTCTTTGTATTCATCAGATTCCTGCTTGTCTTTAGGTCTTGAAACATCTAACAAGGCTTGGACTATAATAGCTACATACAAACTTCTGTGCGGGTTCTTTTCTGTAAATTCATAGATAGACCGTGCGGATACATTAACATTCATCGTAACACTGAACAGGTCTATAAAATTTACCACCCACATAATTATTATAATAAGCAGGTTCGTCTGTTCCCTCCAAGGTGGCAGTTAATACTTTATTTTTCATTTGAAAATAACATTCATAATATCTTAGACTTCTCTTGTTCTTGAACTCCCCTAAGATTTGGAAAGAAAAATTATCCTTCCCAACCTTTACTATGTCCTCGCATAGATGTTTACTGGAACCAACATAGGACTTCCAGTTTGATTCTGTTTTCTTTGTCTTACCCTTATATTTTTTATAAGTATAATATTGTTTACAACCTATATAAGCTTTGCCGGTCTTTGTATTTGTTATGAGGTAGACAAAACCAAACTGAGATAAGTCTGGTTTCTTCTTATATTGCCAGTGCATTACCAGTCAAATACCTCTGGTACTTCCGGCTCCTTGGCAACAGTTGTTAAGAATCTTTTTCCTCTGGCATATTGGAATACTCTCAGGCCATTTCCACTATTAAGATCAGCCCAACAATCTTTTTTGTGAGAGCAATACACACAACCAACAGCAAGTTTATGATTACCAGACTTACCATCAGGCACAGCCTCATAACAACGACTAGGTGTTAGACTCTGCTTAACAAGATTTTTAAGATACTTAACCCTATCTTTGGCGTTGATCATCTCCATTGAATGTACCTTGGAAAGACAAATCTCTCCT